ATTATAGCAATATTTTTTACATTAAAAATATTTTGGAATGCCAAGGTAAAGTTTTGGCTTGGTAATTTTGTAATAGGAATGAATGTATTTGCGTGCATATTATATTTATATGGATTTTATACTAATATTATGCCATATGGTGATGCGTTTAGTAAAATATTATTACATTCCATCGTAGCTATAATTATTCATACGCTTTTTACTTTAGATGAAAAAAACAAAATTAAATGAAATTAATAAGAAAAATATCAATTGGCCAAGATTATAAAAACGAAGCTATGCATTATTCTGTAGGCCAAGAAGTTTATGGTGGCCATACAATATGTGATATATTTGAAAAAGAAGATGGTTATCATATATATATAGAAAAAGATAATAATCAAATACCTTGGAAACACTTTAATACAAATATGGCAGTTTCTGTAGAATACAATTTAGATTATTAATGAAATCACTTTACAATTATATTATATATACTGATAGCAGATACGACAATAAGAAAAACATTGATGGTAAAGAACTTATACTTAATTCAGAATTATCTGAAAGAGATTATAAGTTTGTTAATAGAATAGGTACAGTTAAAAGTGTACCTATAAATTATAAAACTAAAATAAAACCAGGTGATAAAGTAATTGTTCATCACAATGTATTTAGAAGATGGATTGACGTTAAGGGTAAAGAAAAAAATTCATCATCATATATTGATGAAAATATTTATTCTGTCAGTCCAGACCAAGTATATGCGTACAAAAATAATGGTGAATGGAAATGTCCTGATAGATATTGTTTTGTTAAACCATTACCACAAGATTTTAAATGGAGTGTTTTAAAAGAAAAAGAATTGGTTGGAGAGCTTGTGTATAGCAATAAGCTTTTAAGTTCGTTAAACGTGTCCGTAGGCGATATAGTGGGCTTTACACCGGGTTCTGAATATGAGTTTAATATTGAAAACCAAAAATTATACAGAATTTTATTAAATGATATAACAATAAACTATGGACGTAAAAAAAACAAGAGAGAGACTACTCAAAGCTGCTGAAAACTCTATAGATGAGTTAATAAAAGTTATGAATAAAAAAATGGATCCAGAAGAACTAGATCCTGAAAAAGTAAAAATATCAGCATCAGCCTATAGATTAGCTATGGAAGACGCTATGGCTATGATGGCTAAAGTAGAAGAAATTACAAGTGTAGATAAAGAAGATAAATCTAAAAAACAAGAATTCTTCGGTGTAGAAGATCGTATTAAATAATGTATAAACAAAGCTTATATAAGATACACACCGAACATTTATCATCTAAGTTAGTTAAAAATAATAATAGATATAAAAAATTCGAGTACGGGTATAATAAAGATTTAGATTGTGTTATTATAAGTAAAGACGGTACAATAGGTGAAATATATGAAATACAGGGATTAAAAATTGCACTTCCTTCAATACCTAAAAAAATTAACGGTCAAGAGTTAAAAAAAGAAGAACAGGTATTTATTAAAACACCAAAACCAGCTACACTTAAAAAAATTAAAAGTATATATAATTTTAAGTCGTATAACGAAGATATAAAAGAAAAGTATTATGAATACATTAATAAAGAGTTTGATTTTCGTTCTGATGGTTACTGGTTCATGTGCAACGGTAAGCCATGTTACCTCACCGGCTCCCATTATATATACCTCAATTGGACAAAGATCGATGTGGGTTCACCCGACTTTAGGCATGCAAACAGGTTATTCTTTTATTTCTGGGAGGCATGTAAGGCCGATTATAGATGTTATGGAATGTGCTACCTTAAGAATAGACGGTCTGGTTTCTCCTTTATGGCGTCTTCAGAAGTTGTCAACGTGGCAACTATTACCAGAGATGCAAGGTTTGGGATATTATCAAAGACTGGAGCAGACGCGAAGAAGATGTTTACAGATAAGGTTGTCCCAATTTCCACGAACTACCCGTTCTTTTTTAAACCAATACAGGACGGTATGGAGAGGCCAAAGACAGAATTATCGTACAAGGTACCATCGAGAAGGCTCACAAGAAAGACAATACAGGCAACCACCCCGACCACCGAAGAGAGTGATCAAATGGGACTTGATACCACCATCGACTGGAAGAATACAGGTGACAATTCCTACGACGGGGAGAAACTACAGATCCTCGTCCATGATGAATCGGGTAAGTGGGAGAAGCCAGACAACATTCTCAATAACTGGAGGGTCACAAAAACGTGTCTCCGTCTCGGTTCGAAGATAGTTGGTAAATGTATGATGGGATCTACATCTAATGCATTAGATAAAGGTGGTAGTAATTTTAAAAAAATTTATAATGACTCAGATCTCACAAAGAAAAAGCGAAATCGCAATGGGCAGACTGCTAGTGGATTATATGCTTTGTTCATACCTATGGAATGGAACTTCGAAGGATTCATTGACAAATTTGGTTTTCCTGTCTTCGACACTCCGGAAACTCCGGTTGAAGGAATTGACGGGGACCTTATCTACAACGGAGTTATCGATCATTGGGAGAATGAAGCAGATGGGCTCAAAGATAATGCCGACGCTTTAAACGAATATTATAGGCAGTTTCCTAGAACTGAAAAGCATGCATTTAGAGATGAAACAAAAGAATCTATATTTAATCTATCAAGAATATACGAACAAATAGATTTTAATGAAGAAATGGTTGCATCAGGATATGTAACAACAGGTTCTTTCCAATGGAAAAACGGTGTTAAAGATACACAAGTACAGTTTTATCCTAATCCTAATGGAAGATTTAAAATATCTTGGATACTTCCAACAGATATGCAAAACAATATAGAGGTTAAAAATGGTATTAAATATCCAGGTAATAAAGCTTACGGTGCTTTCGGATGTGATAGCTATGATATAAGCGGAACAACAGATGGTGGTGGTTCAAATGGATCATTACACGGATTAACAAGTTTTTCGTTATCACCAGATGTTCCTAAATCGCAATTCTTTTTAGAATATATTGCAAGGCCACAAACAGCTGAAATATTTTTTGAAGATGTATTAATGGCAATAGTATTTTATGGTATGCCAATACTTGCAGAAAATAATAAACCAAGATTATTATATCATTTAAAAAGAAGAGGTTATAGAGGATTTTCTATGAACCGACCAGATAAAGTTAGAAATAAATTATCTGTAACAGAAAAAGAATTAGGTGGTATACCTAATACATCAGAAGATATAAGACAAGCTCATGCATCTGCGATAGAATCTTACATAGAAGAAAATGTAGGTATAATAAATGAAGAGCATGGTAGAATGTATTTTCAAAGAACACTCGAAGATTGGTCTAAGTTTAATATAAACAATAGAACAAAGTTTGATGCTTCAATAAGTAGTGGTTTAGCTATAATGGCTTGCCAAAGACATTTATATGCTCCAAGAGCAGAAAGACAAACAAAAAAAATAGATTTTGGATTTTCTAAATATAATAATTCAGGATTAAAAAGTAAAATATTATAATAATGGCAGAAGCTACAGGATATACAACTCAATTTCCCAGCCAATCGGTTGATGACGCTACAAAAGCTAGTGAAAAGTACGGATTGGAAGTGGCAAGAGGTATAAAAAATGAGTGGTTTAGAAAAAGTGCCGGTACGGGTAGGTTTCTTCAAAACCAACGAGAGTTCCATAGACTAAAATTATATGCTAGAGGTGAACAGTCAATACAAAAATATAAAGATGAATTTTCTATAAATGGTGATTTATCATATTTAAATCTTGATTGGAAACCTGTACCTATAATTCCAAAGTTTGTTGATATAGTTGTAAATGGTATGCAAGATAGATTATTTACAATTAAAGCATTTGCACAAGATCCTTCTTCTACAAAAAAAAGAACTGATTTTGTAGAAATGACACTCGAGGATATGAATACAAAAGATTTTATAAAACGAGTTGATGCAAAGTTAGGTATAAATATTGAAAACTTTTCGGGTCAACCAACTCCTGAAAGTGATGAAGAGCTTGAATTACATATGCAAATAGGATATAAACAAGCTATTGAGTTGGCCCATGAGCAAGCTATTGACAATGTATTTAAAAGAAATCATTATTATGAACTTAAAAAACGTTTAGATTATGACCAAACTGTCCTGGGTATATCTTGTGCTAAGCATACTTTTAATAATACTGACGGTATTAAACTCGAATACGTAGATCCTGCTAATTTAATATATTCTTATACAGAAGATCCTAATTTTCAAGATGTATATTATTTTGGTGAAATAAAACAAATAAAATCTAATGAGCTTAAAAAACAATTTCCTGAATTATCAGATGAAGAGTTTGAAGATTGTGTAAGAAGATCTAGTAAGATTAATCAATATGATTATACAAATAATGATTCTAATGATTCATATGATTCTAATACATTAACTGTAATGTATTTTAATTATAAAACCTGGGAACAAAGTGTATTTAAAATAAAAGAAACATCTTCTGGTGCTAAAAAAGCAATTAAAAAAGATGATACTTTTAATCCACCTAAAGATCAAAGAACAAGATTTGAAAGAGTAGCACAAGCAAGAGAAGTTATATATGAAGGTGTTATGGTTTTAGGTGCTAATAAACTTTTAAAATGGCAAAAAGCTGAAAACATGGTTCGTCCTGACTCAAACGTGAATACGGTTATGATGAATTATGTTGTTAGTGCACCTAGATTTTATAAAGGTAAAATTGAAAGCCTAGTTAGCAGAATGGTTACTTATGCTGATTTAATACAATTAACACATTTAAAATTACAGCAGGTAATACAAAGAATGACACCATCTGGTGTATTTGTAGATGCTGATGGATTATCTGAAATAGATTTAGGAAATGGTACAAACTATAATCCACAAGAAGCATTAAATTTATATTTTCAAACAGGATCTATTATCGGTCGTTCAATGACTGTGGATGGTGACGCAAACCCAGGCAAAGTACCTATTCAAGAATTACCAGGAGGTGGGGGTCAGCAATCAGCCCTTTTAATACAGTCATATAATTATTATTTAAATATGATAAGAGATGTGACTGGATTAAATGAAGCAAGAGATGGTTCTGATCCAGATCCTCATGCTTTAGTTGGTGTACAAAAATTAGCAGCTGCAAATTCTAATACAGCTACTAGACATATATTACATAGTTCTATGTATATAACTAGTGAACTAGCAGAAGCAATATCTATAAGGTTAAAAGATGTATTAGCTTATCATCCTCAAAGAGATATATTTATTAAAAGTTTAGGAAGATTTACGGTAGGTGCATTAAAAGAAATAAACAATATACATTTGCATGATTTTGGTGTATTTATAGAATTAGATCCTGATGAAGATGAAAAACAATTAGTTGAAAATAATATACAACAAGCTTTATCTAAAGATCAAATACAATTAGAAGATGTAATAGATATTAGAGCAATAAAAAATATAAAATTAGCTAATCAATTATTAAAATTTAGAAGAGCTAAAAAAGCAGCTGCAGATCAAGTTAAAGCAGAAAGAAATATTGCTGCTCAATCGCAAGCTAATGCTCAGGCTGCACAAGCTGCTGAAATGGCAAAAGCTCAAGCTGAAAGTGTAAAAGTTGAATCAAAAATGAAGCTTCAAGAAGCACAGAAAAATTTTGACATACAAAAACTTGAAACAGAGGCTAGAACAAAAAAAGAGTTAATGCAGTTTGAATTTGATTTAAATATGAAATTAAAACAAATGGAGCTAGATTCAAAAGAAAAAGTGGAGCTTAGTAAACCTGTACAAAGTCCAAAACCTTCTAAGCCATTTGAATCTAAAGGTAACGATGTTTTAGGTGGAATCGATCTTTCAAGATTTGAACCTAAATA